CCACCCCAATCATCTGGAGACTCATTCCAATCCGCAAAGACAGAAAATGAACCACCATTATGTGTAGACCACGGTGCTTGGTATGATGAAAAGAGAGTATCAATTATAAATCTGACCCTTTTTTTTCCTGCGATCCTAGTCGTAACTGGATAGTAGGTATCTTTGTTAAGAGCGGTTAGATCAATGGTAAATTTATCAAGCAAACTATAATCAGTTAATGCATTTACTTTATCGTTGATTAATTTTCCCTGTTTTGCTGTGAGTGCTTTGCTTGAATCATCTGTTGTCAAATCATCTGTAAGCAGTACAACACCACTCTGAGTTACTGAAGCTGAACGAATATTCTGCTGTGAAATTGCCGTAATTTGACCCGCTGCATTAAC